GGTTAGAATGGCTCAGGGTGGTCTCATAGAATATTCTGCGAAAGATAATGTAGATTGGGGTGAGGATTGTATTGATAAACCTAAAGATGAGGGGGACGATGCTCAAGAGGCTTCTTTAGCAGATAAGGATTTAGTTGATGAGGATTTCTAATATGCCTAGTTATGAAGACATTGTAGAAATGGATGCTCACATGGTATTTGAAAGAGTGGTAGATTTAAAACCTGAGACAGTTTATCTTTTATTGAATGATCTTAGGGATATTCTTAAAATTGGTTCATTTCCAATGGAAGCTTTTTATACTGTTAAAAATACAGATGCAGTTCTTAAAGGTTTGTTAGACCCTAGAGAACAATTCACCACTAAAAATGAAACCAATTAAAGGATTAGCAAGGGGTATTAAAGAGGGATATCGGTCAGGCTTAGAACTTTCTATGGCTGAACAACTAGATGCAGAGGGGGTTTATTGGAAGTACGAAGCCTACCGTATCCCTTACAAACCAAAGACACAGCATTACACTCCTGATTTTAGTATTGGTGGGAGAGAATTTGATTTAAAAGAAATCCATGTAGAAACAAAGGGAAGGTTCTTAGCTAAAGATAGAACTAAGCACCTCTTACTTAAAGAAGAGTATCCCTGCATGGACTTAAGATTTGTTTTTAGTAATCCAAACCAAAAACTCTATAAAGGATCGAGGACTACTTATGGACAATGGTGTGATAAACATGGATTCAAATACGCAAAAGGATCAGTACCAAGAGAATGGTTTACAGAGCTTGGAAAGTCTGTGTATAGGACATGAACCTTGTCCTTCTTGTGGATCGAAAGATAACCTAGCGAGGTATGATGATGGACACGCTTACTGTTTTGGCATTAACTGTGATTACAGGGAGTCTAGTAATACTAGTGTTAACAATGAGACTAGACCAAAGAAAAAGAATACCACTCTTATTCAAAGGGGTGAATTCAAAGACCTCACCAAAAGGAAAATCTCAGAAAAAACCTGTAGATTTTTTTCGTATTCTGTAGGAAGTTACAATGGTAGTGACTGTCATATTGCTGAGTTTAAGGAAGATGGTCATGTTATTGGACAAAAAATCAGACTTAAAAATAAAGACTTTAGAACCTTAGGTGACTGTAGTAGTCTTTGGGGTAAGCACCTTTGGAGCACAGGCAGGAAAATAGTTATTACAGAGGGTGAACTAGATGCTCAAAGTGTAGCAGAAATTCAAAACTGTAAGTGGCCTGTAGTGTCTTTACCTAACGGAGCTGCTTCAGCTAAGAAGGCTGTTAAGAAAGACTATGAGTGGCTTGTAGATAACTTTGATGAGATTGTCTTGATGTTTGATATGGATACTGCAGGACAATCGGCTGCAGGTCAAGTGTCAGAGTTATTCAAACCTGGAAAGTGTAAGATAGCAAAGCTTCCTGAGAAGGATGCTAATGAGTGTTTAAAGAAGGGACTTCATGATCAAGTAGTAAGTGCTATTTGGAACGCTAGTATAGTTAGACCTGATGGTATTATTGCAGGAGAGGACACTTGGGATTTAGTTAACACACCTATGACTCCTAGTGACCATGAATATCCTTGGCAGGGATTAAATAATAAAACTTTAGGAGCTAGAAAAGGTGAGCTTGTAACTTTCTGTGCAGGTACAGGTGCAGGAAAGTCTACTATGGTTAAGGAGATTGCTTCATACTTCTTATCTAAAGGGGAGACCATAGGGTATATGGCTTTAGAGGAGTCTGTTAGACAGGCAGCCATAGATTTTATGTCTATTGAGGCAAACAGAATGCTCCACCTCGAAAAAGATTTAGACCAAAAATTTAAGAGGGAAATTTGGGAAAAGGTTTTTTCTAATGGAAGGCTTTTTCTCTATGACCATTGGGGGAGTGTGGATGGAGATGTACTTACCAATCGTATTCGTTATCTTGCTAGGAGCTGTAATGTGGATTGGATCATTCTTGATCATATATCTATTGTTGTGTCTGGTAGAGGGGACGGGGACGAGCGTAGACTAATAGATAACTTAATGACTAGTTTAAGATCACTAGCAGAAGAATTAAATGTAGGAATGTTTATTGTGTCTCACCTTAAAAGACCTATGCAGGGGAAAGGACATGAAGATGGCAAACAGATCAGTATTGGAGACCTTAGAGGTAGTGGAGCAATCGCTCAGCTTAGTGATTTCGTTATCGGACTTGAGAGGAACCAACAAGAAGGAAATGAAACAGTTGTTAGAGTGCTCAAGGCAAGATATAAAGGAAGTAGTACAGGGGCTGCAACCTCATTATTCTATTCCCCCGATACAGGAAGGCTTAGCGAGTGTTCTAGTGTCTTTGAGGATGGATATGGTAAAGATGGAGAACCGCCTTTCTAATTTTGAAAAAAGATTTCCAATAGGAGATATGAAATAATGGAACTTGTTTTTGATCTTGAAACTAATGGACTACTTGATACAGTAGACAAGGTACATTGTATAGGGTTGGCTGTGGTGGGAGCAAAGGCAGGTCAACTGTATGCAAATGAGATAGGGACATTCATGAACTATGAGTTTAATTCTTATGAATGTCTAGAAGATGGTCTTGATTTAATGAAGGATGCTGATACTTTGATAGGACATAATATCATAGGATATGATCTTCCAGTATTAAAGAAAGTTTTAAACTGGTATCCTAAGAAGTCTACTAAAATAGTAGATACTTTAGTTCTGTCTAGATTAATTCATCCAGATTTAAGAGAGATAGATGCAAAAGAAAGGAAGACAGACCTTAAGCTTTGGGGCAGTCATAGTTTAAAGGCTTGGGGTCAACGTAATGGAGAGCTTAAGGATAGCTATGGTGAGACTGCTGATTGGTCTAAGTTTACTATGGAGATGGCTAAGTATTGTATTCAAGATGTTCAGGTTACTCTTGACTTATATTATCATTTTTTAGATCAAGAGCCACCTAATGTAGCAGAAGAATTAGAACATAAGTTTGCTTTAATAATGGCTAGACAAGAGAAACAGGGTTTTCATTTCAACGTAAAGAAAGGACAAGAACTTTATGTTAGCTTACTTAAAGATCAAGAAAGGCTTGCTAAAAAGCTCAGGGATTCATTTGGCAGTTGGTACGTTTCTGAAGGAGAGTTTACTCCAAAGAAAGATAACGAGAAACGAGGCTACACAACTGGAGCTAAGCTTACTAAGGTTAAAACTGTGGAATTCAACCCAAATTCCAGAGACCACATATCGTCTAGATTGCAGAAGCTGTATGGATGGGTTCCAAACTCTTTTACTCCAAGTGGGAAACCAGAAGTAAATGAATCAATCTTAGCTAAGCTTAAATATCCAAACTGTGCAGAACTTAAAGAACACTTCTTGATTAGTAAGAGAATTTCTCAACTGGCTGAGGGTGATAACGCTTGGCTTAAGTTAGAACGTAACGGTAGAATACATGGAAAGGTAAACACAAATGGTGCTATTACTGGACGTTGCACCCATTCTTCTCCTAATATAGCTCAAGTCCCTGCTTCTTATAGTCCGTATGGTAAGGAGTGTAGAGGCTTGTTTGGTGTTGGGAAAGGAAAGGTTTTAGTGGGTGTAGATGCTGATGGCTTAGAGCTTAGAGCGTTAGCAGGTTATATGACTAGGTATGATGGGGGTAAGTATGTAGAAGCTGCAGTTTCTGGTAATAAAAAAGATGGGACTGACATACATACTTTGAATATGAAAGCTCTCAATATAAAAGATAGAGACACAGCAAAGACTTGGTTCTATGCTTTTATTTATGGTGCAGGTAATGCTAAGCTAGGAGCTATACTTGGTAAGGGTTCTACTACAGGTTCTATTTCTAGGAAAAGGTTTCTAAAGAATGTTACAGGTCTTGATGACCTAACAAATAAAGTTAAAGAAACCTATAGAAGAAGGGGCTATCTTATAGGTCTTGATGGTAGGAAGTTACATATTAGATCAGAGCATAGTTCCTTGAATACCTTGTTGCAGTCTGCAGGTGCAGTACTAATGAAGAAAGCTTTGGTTATATTAGATGGTAGATTAAAGATGGTAGGATTTAATGAGGGGGTAGACTATGAGTTTGTTGCCAACATACATGATGAATTCCAAATCGAGGTCACAGAAAGATATGCCAGACATATTGCCAAGTACGCTCAGGATGCGATCCAATCAGCAGGAGAATTCTTTGAATTTGGCTGCCCACTTTCCGCAACTGCGAAAGTTGGGGAAACTTGGGCTGAAACACATTAAGACCATAAAAGGATTGGTTTCTTTTTGGGAAAGGGATACGAATTTTATTATAAAATCAAATCCTTTTAAAGCTTTAGATGATAGAAAATTATATAATAAATATAGTAATAT